AAGGTCTGGCTTGACCTCTACGCCGACCGCGAGCCCTCAGCTCATCTGAGGTGGTTGTCACGCGACAATCAAAAGCTTGATGGTGTACAACAACACGTTGTAGGGGTGGGTAAAGTTCCTGAGCCCATACCATCCAACAAGCTCCTCCTCCTCACCTTGAACCGTACCGGCTCGAATTTTGAGGGCTCAGGGATGCTCAGACCTGTTTGGTGGTGGTGGCGTACTAAGCAAAGAATCTCAAACCTCATGTGTGTGGGGGCTGACCGCTGGGCGGTTCCTACTCCTCGCGTGAAGGTAGACCGTTCAGTGGCTGATATGCATGGGCTGACAGATAGCGATATCAACGCCATGATTGATGACGCTGAAGCGCAAGCTCAAGCCTTCTTGAGCGCCCAACAGAGCTATCTAGTAGACAACCCCGTGGTGAGCTTTGACCAATACGCCGCCGCGCCCAATCTATATGCTCAAGGTCCTCTTGATATCATCCGTGAGTGTGACAACCAAATCAGTCAAGCCTTCTTAGCCCAGTTCGCTAATCTTGGAATAACTGATACAGGTTCGCGCTCAGTTGGTGAAGTACACCTCAGCGTATTTAGGCGGGCGGCTATCAATCTATGTGATCTAGTGGCGTCAGCCGTGAGCGGTGTTGACCGCCGTGGCGGTGGCACAATTGGGAGGTTGATCAGATGGAATTATGGACCAATAGACCCTTCAAAATTACCGCGCTTGGTTCATACAGGTTTAGACACGGACGACCTAGCCGAGTCTTTAGGGATGCTCCCACAGCTCGTCACTTCAGGGCTACTAACACCCGACAACGATCTAGAGCGAGCCATAAGGGAACGTCTAGGGGCTGGAGACCTACCCGAAGAGGCACAGAGATCAGCCCTAGAGAGAACCGTCAGCGCCGCTAGTGGTGGAGGTGTAGCGGCGCTCGCTGAAGCGGCTATCAGGAGGAGGCGTGAGAATGGCAAGGACTAAAGCCCAAACGCCCGCCCCAAAGCGTGACCAAATCAAAGGCAGCAAGACCAACCCCAAGGGGTCAGCTTCAGGCAAGCGCGGGGGGATTGAAATCACTGAGGCGGTTGAGCGCGGTCTTCAGGGGATGGTTGATAAGCACAATGACCGATATAAAGCCAAGTCTAAGAAGGTTGACCTAGGGTCACTCAAGGCGGTCTTCAGACGTGGGGCGGGTGCGTTCTCTGTGAGCCACCGCCCCGGTATGACTAGGAATCAATGGGCTTACGGTCGCGTCAAAGCCTTCCTCAAGCTTGTGGGTACAGGCGAGCGCAAGAAAGCTTACACAGGTGACCTTGACCTGCTCCCTAGCGGTCACCCTCAGAAGACAGAAGCCAAAGGCGAGGCGGCTCTACTTACTCCTAAAAAGTATGATCATATAGACTTTAAGCCCCCTCAAGGCGCTCAGAAGGCAGCCGAGCGGGCGCTCAGGAGGCGAGCCCAAAAGCCTCAGAGTCAGCGAGGAATGACGCCGGTAGGAATAGCGCGGGCGCGTGACCTCATCAACGGCGTGACTCTATCCCCTCAAACTGTCAGGCGTATGCTTGCCTACTTCACGCGCCATGAAGTGGATAAGCAGGGCTCGACTTGGGACGAATACGGTAAGGGGCGCCAAGCTTGGGACGGCTGGGGCGGTGATGCTGGCTACACATGGGCAAAGAAGGTGGTGAACCAAATGAACGCGGCTGATAAGAAGACGGCGCTCAGGGCTTATGGTGAGGCGGTGCAGTTAAGCTTTGAGGCGTCCTATGATGTACCTGAAGGGCTGACCATTGGGAAAGCCTTCAAAACCCTAGCGCTTGGTCAGGTGAGCTCACGCATGAGTGGGGAAGCCATAGGCGCTCCTGTATCTCAAGAGCTACTTGAGGAGATGGTGAGAGTCTATAGAGAGCGCCGTGAAGATGACCCGGTTATCATTGATTGGCAACACGCGACCTCACCCTATCAAAGCGGAACACCTGCACCACCTGAGAGCGGGAACGCCTTGGGAATGATCGTAGACTTAGAGCTCAGAGATGATGGGCTTTACGCAATACCCGCATATAATGAGCGAGGTCTTAAGGTCGTTCAAGAGGCGGGTGGCGTCCTGTGGAGCTCCCCTGAGTATCTACACGGCGAAACCTTCACCCGTGATGGTGGTGACAAGGTGGGCAACGCCCAGCTCCTCGCTATCACACTTACTCCACGCCCAGCTCAATCACACTCCAAGATTGATCGGGTCACTTTATCGGAAAGAGAGAAACTCATGGACTTTGAGAATATGTCCGCTGATGAGCTCAAAGCCGCGCTCGCCGCTAAGGACGCGATGGTTAAAGAGCTTGAGCAAAAAATAAAAGACATGAAATCGGAAGCCGAGGCGAGCCTATCAGGTGAGCTTGAGGCTGAGGAGATGGCTGAAGAGTCAAAGCTTGAGGAGGAAGAGGAGACCAAGGCTGAGGCTATGGGCTCAGGCTATGACAAGGAGCGCAAGATGAGCGAGCCCGCTCAACTGAGTGAGAAGGTTACTGACGCTAACCTCTTGAGTGAGGTCATGCAGTTACGCGCCCAAAATCAAAAGCTCAATGAGCGCCTTGAGGTCATCGAGACTGAGAAGCGTGAAGTCGAGCGCCGTGAGGCGGTCAGCGCCCTCCTCCGTGAGGGTAAGGTGTCACCCGCTGAGGAGAGCGCGGCGGCTAAAGCTTGGGACGTTCGCGAGAACCTGCCTGAGTTTTGGAGGATGTTCAGCGAGCGCCCAGCGTCTAGCGCCGTCCCTCTCAATGAGGTCGGGCACGGTGCAAGTGGTGAGGAGCTCAACAAAGCCACACTAGCTGAGAAGGTCAAGGCGCTCGCGACAGAGAAAAGCCTCACCTTCTCTGAGGCTCTCAACCTCTATCGAGAGCAAAACCCAGACCAATACAACAGTGTATTTAACTAGGAGACTGACATGAATCAGATCGTTCAATCGTTCATTTGTGCTTCTGCGGTCACTGAGTTCGCGTTAGTCGCTATCGACAGCGCGGGCAAGGTTGCAGTTGCTTCCACACCAACAGCCAACACCATCATTGGTGTAGCTCAACGCGCCGCTGAGGCGGGTGACCCTGTTGACGTTGTTATCAATGGGCTCACTCGCGTCATCGCTTCAGGTTCCCTGACCCTCACCTCTGATACCGTCCTCAGTGTGACAACAGGTGGAGAGGTTCAGGCGGCGGCGTCAACTCACTACCCAGTGGGCTTCACTGTTCCAAACATTAACCAACTGACCGCCTCAGCTAATGAGCAGATCTTGATCTGCTTCAGCCGTGGTCTTGCTCCACTCGCTTAATAGGAGGTGATCTAAATGGCTAGTTCATACCGTAATATACACCCAGTTGATGAGATCCTCAGTGGCTTAGTTGCTGAAGCGGTCCCTAGTGATAACCAACTCATTGCCGATAAGGTCTGTGAGAACGTTCGCGTTCCTCAGCGCTCAGGCACCCTCCTTCTTGAGACTTCACGCAACTTCATGGGCGCGGGTGCAGGGCTTGACCTTGAGCGAGCTCCCGGCGCTTCACGCGCTCGTATTGGTGGCTTTGACCGCTCAAGCCTCACATATAAGTGTGATATCTACTCTGCTGAGGACGGTATCGCCATGGAGGATATTGTTGATTCACAGTATCCCGGTTCTGAGGAAGCGCGGATTGTGAAGAAGGTCGCTCGCGTCATGAAGCTTGCTAAAGAGAAGCGAGCCGCTGACGTTCTATTTGATGGCGCCAACTTTAACACAGCAACCTCAACCGCTCAGTTTGGTGGTAAGTTTGACGTAGCGGGCGCTGAGCCTCTCAGCTACCTTGACCAGCTCAAAGACGTAATCTTTGAGAACGCTCACGGGCTCAACGCTGACACCCTTATCTTGGGTCGTCAGGTCTTCCGCGCTCTTGGTCGCTCAGGTGAGCTCCGTGGATACTTTGGGGATAGCTCCCAAGGTGTAGCGGGTGGCGGTCGTCTTGTCCTCAATGATGAGGCTATCATCAATGTGCTCCGTGACATCCTTGGCATCCCTAACATCTTGGTTGGTGCAGCTCGTCAGGATACAGCGGCGCCGGGGCTCGCGAGCTCAGAGAGCTACATTTGGACAGGTGACAGTATCTTCATGGGTATCCTCCACGGCGCTGACGCCATCCAAAGCCGCTCAGGTGTTCGCATGATGCCAATCGCGGCGGCTAACATGGTCTTTGAGGACGTTAGAGCGGGTCAATATGACGCGCTTGACCTCACCCGCCGTAACGTTTGGGCTGATGAGTCTCACAAGTTCCAAGTCATTGACGGGAACCTTGGCTTTGTCCTGACTGACTGTCTCTAGGGTCTTATGCTTTGCTCATGTGGACGCCCTCACCCCACTTTGTTTGCTGAGAGAGTCGATGCCGACAAGAAGGCTATCGATGACCTCACCAAACAATTGGCGAGTCAAAGCGGTCCACTTTATGAGCTGACAAAAGCTAAAATCTCAGAGCTGACCGCTGAAGTCAGCGCTGAGACACAGATGAGGCGAGCGCTCGCCCGCTCAAGACGTGAGATGATCTCTAGCTTGAAGGCGGCGCTTGACCTCACTTCATCTGACCAGCTCCTTCTCCTCAGTCGTGATGAGCTCGCTGAGTTTATCTTGAGGGGTGGGCTGGGCTTGGCTATTGAGGACTTTATAGACGCTCAAGAAGCCATAACTAAGAGCGCCCTTGACACTTTACAAGTGATCATCTCAGGTGCCTCAATTGCAGACGTTCCAGACCTTGAGTCGTTAGGGTTGGCGGCGGCTGATAGTGTCTTTCAGGACACAATACTCCCTAATGCGCTTGCAGGTGTCAGAACCGCCCTTCAGGGGATTAGCGTTGGAGTTCCTGTTAATCGAGCCATGACCGCCTTGAGCCAACGGCTTGAGCAAGCTGAAGGGCGCGAGATTACAGTAGTGAGAACAGAGCTTGCCAAGTATGGGCGCTCTATCACCGCCAAAGTGGCGGAAGAGTATGACCTTGACCTATATCTATATACAGGTCCAAGGGATGGAATCACCCGCGACTTTTGCAAGCCCCTTATCGGTAAGGTAGCTCACAAACAGCAAATAAACCGCCTTAACAACGGTCAGGGCTTGCCTGTACTTACAAGCGGCGGCGGCTATAATTGTCGGCATAGTTGGAGCCCAGTGACTGAGGGCTTTGTGGAGGCGGCTGGGTTACCTTATGCGACAAGTAAAGATATCACCAACGCAAACACAGGAGGGGCGTGATGATTAAGATTGTGACAGGAGAAGCCAAGGTGTTTGAGTGGGTGGCGCCGGGACCACTGAGCGGCTCTCCCTCTTTGACGGTGGGGATCTCCTCGCCTGTAACTCTTACACAGACAAGAGTAGACGCCACCGTTTCAGCTATTGCCAATGACCGCCGAACCCTGACGGTTAATTCACAAGCGAGCGCCCTCCAAGCGGATCAGGTCAAAGCCTTCCTTGTGACTGATGGTGACTCGATTTACTCAGTGACCGTGGTGAGGATGGTTGGCACAACCGCAATACTAGCCGAACCACTCCCAAGGGAGATTGACCTGAGCGTGAGCGCCCTCTTGGTGTTTGGGATGTACTATGGGACGGTACCCAGCGCCATCACCAACACCACGGGATATTATCCTTGGGTGGTGAGCTATGACCTCGACCAAGGGCAACAAGTCACGCCAAAGATTGAGAAGGGGC